GAAGACAGCAATTTGATCTCTAAGATTGGCACAATTGTTAAGCAAGTGAAAGCATTTGCCTGCACATCACGGGGTCAGGCTGCAAGACTCGGAAAGGCAATCCTGTTCGCGGAAAATTTTGAAAGTGAAATCGTGACATTTAACACTTCAATCGACAGCGGTGCGATTTGTAGGCCGGGAAGCGTCATCGAAATCAATGACCCTGTTCGCGCGGGAGTAAGAAGATCAGGCCGTCTTTCTGCTGTTTCATCTACGACACAAATGACAGTTGATGATACAGCCGCAACAGACCTTTCAACAGAAAATAATCCAATTTTTAGCGTTATTTTGCCAGATGGAACTGTTGAAGCAAAATCTGTCAGTTCAATATTAAATGGCGTTGTAACTGTTTCTTCCGCATTTAGTCAAACGCCAAACGTCAATACAGTTTGGATGTTAAATAACGATTCAGTTCAATCACAAAAATTTAGAGTAATAAATGTTGAAGAACAGGACGGGCTGAATTATGCGATTACAGCTTTGTCTTATCAAGATGACAAATACCCATTTATTGAAGACGGCGCAACTTTGCCGACAAGAACAGTTTCGTTATTAAATCAACTAAAAGACCCGCCATCAGCTTTAAATATTGAAGAAAGAGTTGTTGAACTTAATAATCAAGCGGTTTCAAAAATATTTATCAGTTGGAAGCCAGTTCTAGGTGTTACAAATTATCAAGTTAATTATCGTTTTGAAAATGGAAATTTTGTAAGTCAAAGGGTATCAAGGCCAGATTTTGAAATTGTTAATACAGAAAAAGGCAGATATGAAATTCAGGTATTTTCATTTAATCCCGCTTTAGAAGTCAGCGCCACTTCAGCCGATGCAACATTTGATGCTATTGGAAAAACCGCTGTTCCTTCCGATATTACTGGTTTAACTTATGAACCTATAAGCGACACAATGATTCGCTTAAAATGGAATACCCCGACAGATATTGACGTTATCAAAGGCGGAAAAGTTTACGTCAGACATTCAACCCTTACAAATGGAAATGGAACTTTTACAAATGCAATTGACCTTGTAAAAGCACTTGCGGGAAACACCAATACTGCGGATGTTCCGTTACTTGATGGCGAATATATTCTTAAGGCACAAGACGACACGGGAAATTTTTCGGCAGGCGAAACATCAATTGTTATTGATTTACCAGAAACACAACCAAAACTCGTTATTCTTACAAGACGCGAAGATCAGGACAACCCGAAATTTCAAGGAGCAAAAACAAATGTTATTTTTGATGCAACAACAAATAGCCTGAACCTTGTCGGTGGTGGTCAGTTTGACGATATAACAGATTTTGATTTAGTTGCAAGTCTTGATGATTTTGGTGGAATTGTTTCTTCTGGAACTTACGATTTTGCGTCAACCCTTGATCTCGGCGGCGTGTTTAGCGTTCAATTACGCCGTCATTTTTTAACAGAAGCATTTTATCCAAATGATTTAATAAATAGCAGAACCGCAAATGTCGATACTTGGACAGATTGGGATGGAAGTCTTGCCTATGATGCAAACGCAGAACTTACAGTTCGGACAACGCAAACAGACCCTTCTGGTTCGCCAACATATTCAGGTTTTCAGAATTTTTCAAATGGAGTTTATAAAGGCCGCGGATTTCAATTTAGGGCAAATCTTACAACTAATGACCCCGCGCAAGATATAAAAGTTTTACAGCTTGGATTTACAGCTTCTTTTGATAGAAGAACAGAAACAAGTCTTGAAAATTCATCAGCAACAAATGGCGTTTTTACATCAAGCGGTGCGACAAATATTACATTCAATAAAGCATTTTTCGCGGGAACTTCTAGTTTGGGCGGCGCTAATAGCAACCCGCCTTCGGTAGTGATTCAGGCGTCAAATTTGGCTTCAGGCGATTTTTTTGAACTTAGCAACATAACTGGAACAGGATTTACTGTTCATTTCAAAAATTCATCAAATGCTTCAATTTCAAGAAATTTCACATATCAAGCAACTGGCTTTGGTAAAGCCGCATAATTAAGCTATAGTGAAAGAAAGTTTTTTTGTGAATGGCACAGGTCGCAAATTATACAGTTGATAATGATACAGGCGCCAACGTCCGGGCTGACATAAATAATATTTTTGCCGCTGTACAATCTCTTAACAGCGGTTCTAGTGACCCAAGCGGAACGCAAGTTGCATTTCAATTATCAGTAAATACAACATCAAATTTACTTAAATTAAGAAACGCAAGTAATAACGGATATATAGAAATTGGAAACGTAACACAGGCAAATCTTGGCCTTGCCAAACTTGCAGGCGCAACATTTACAGGAGCAGTTGTTCATAATTACACAACAGCCTTGAAAATACCTGTTGGAACTACAGCACAAAGGCCGGGTTCCCCTGCTACAGGAGAGCTTAGATTTAACAGTACTTTAGGAAGTGCAGAAATATATAATGGTTCTTCTTTTACTGCTGTAGGAGGCGGGGCGGGTGCTACTGGCGGCGGTTCTGATGAAGTGTTCTTCGAGTCGGACACAAATGTCACGACATCGTATTCGATCACTTCTGGAAAGAACGCGCACACGGTATCGCCTGTTATTAACAGCGGCGTCACCGTGACCGTGCCTTCTGGCAGTATATTAGTTATCTTGTAATTATGGCTTTAAACATTAACGGTACTACTGGTATTTCTGGGGTTGACGGTTCAGTTTCCGCACCAGCGTTAACAGGAACAGATAGCAATACTGGTATAACATTCCCTGCTGCTGACACTATCAAATTCTCAACTGGTGGTGTAGAAAGAATGGCTATTACAAATAGCGGTGTTAGTGGGATAACTACTGGAATAACAATGGCAGATCAATGGAGAGTAACCACTAATTTTGATACTGCTAATGCAAATATGATTACAAGTAATTGGGAAAGGAACGATACCGATTTTGCCTTAATAGGTTCGGGAATGTCTGAAAGTTCTGGTCTTTTTACTTTCCCAGAAACAGGTATTTATAAAATTGAGTTTAGTACTAAAGTTACATCAAGTAATCAACAGGTAAGATATATAGTAAATGAGATTATTTTATCAAATAATAATTTTTCTTCTTCACATTCTGGTGCTTTTTCCTCTCAAAGTTTGTCTAATGATGCTTCCGCCGATGCCACTGGAAATTGCTCTTGTATCTTTGACGTAACAAATACATCAACTCATAAAGTTAAATTTACAGTTTATTCAGAACACGTTGTCACATGGTCAGGGTCAAGTATATCTAATGCCACTTACGCAACATTTATTCGATTAGGAGATACATAATGGATATTAAAGGAAGAGCAGATCACATAGAAGATTATCTAGTTACTGTGCGCACAGGACAATGGTTTGGGTGGACAGATAGTAAAAATAAAATATATGCAAATTTAATAGTCCACGATGGAGGTGCAAAACCTACAGAGTTAGATTGTACAAATGGACTTGCTGCACTACAGGCTGCATGGGATTTAGAAAATAACAGTTATAAATCTCAACGTAGAGCAGAATATCCAAAATTTGAAGATCAGTTTGATCAGATATATAATGAAGGAATAGATGCTTGGAAAGCTACTATTAAAACTATCAAAGACAAATATCCTAAACCATGACAGCAAAGATTAAACTAAACGCAGCATCAGGTGGTGGGTCAGTAAGTATTCAAGCACCTTCATCTTCTAGTAATAATAGAGTTTATACTTTGCCTGATACGGCACATATTTCAACTTTAGGTGGTATATCAGAATTTGACCAATGGTATTTAACAAGTGATGTTAATAACTCGGGAAATGATGCAGTTATTACAGCTTGGTCAAGATTTGCTGAATCTGATGAGGCAGCGGCCTCTCCTTTAGGAACAGGAATGTCTCACAGTAGCGGTGTTTTTACATTTCCTAGCACTGGAAAATATTTAGTTGTTTTTAATGGAGTATATTTTCTAGGTGCAGATGATAATGTGCTAGTTTTTACACAAGTAACAAAAAATAATAGTGCATATAATACATACGGAACTAGCAAAGATGGAAACCCCGGAAGTCATTATGTTTCAGGGTCAGGTGTTTCGTTTGCTTTTATTGATGTTACTGATACAAGTAATGTAAAAGTAAGATTTTATGCAACATCTATTGGAACTAATAGCCAAGTACAAGGTTTTGATTCAACAAATGGAGTGCAAAGTACTGCATTGTTTGTTCGTATAGGAGACACTTAATTATGTCAGAGATCAAGGTAAATTCGATAAAAGGGGTAGGAGCTAGTACCGCTGCTATTACTGTCAACAATACTGATGGAACGTGTACTGCCAATATTACCAATAACCTAAGTAATAGAAATAAGATAATAAATGGCTCGATGATTTGTAGTCAAAGAGGAAGCAGTTTTACTTCTGATGGCTTCACTTTAGATCGGTTTGAAAGACAAGAAAACACTGATGGTGCATATACAGTTACACAATCTACGACTTCTCCTGATGGTTTTGCTAACAGTTTAAAAGTAGATGTAACAACTGAAGATACGAGTTTATCCGCTGGACAGTATGCAAATCTTAAATATAAGATTGAAGCTCAAGATTTACAAGATTTAGCATTTGGAACAAGTGCAGCTAAAACAGTTATATTGTCATTTTATGTAAGATCAAATAAAACTGGTAATTACGCTTTTGCTATTCAACAAAGTGATAACAGTTTTAAACTTGCAAGTTTTCAATATACAATTAATTCTGCCGATACTTGGGAAAGAAAAACAATAGTTATTGCAGGTGATACTTCTGGTGTTATTAATAATGATAATGGTGATGGTTTTATACTTTTATGGGCTTTTGCTGCGGGTTCTAACTATACAACTGGCACACTAAGATCAACATTTACAGCAAGAGTCGCTGCCGATCAATATGTTGGTCAAGGAGTAAATTTATTAGATTCGACTTCAAACGAATGGTATATAACAGGAGTTCAATTAGAAGTAGATCAAACTGGGTCAGGCGTGGCAACAGATTTTGAGCATAGATCATTTGCTCAGGAGCTTGCTTTATGTCAGAGGTATTGTTATGCAGTTCCTGTAGGTTCTACTGGACATAACTATCATGCAATAATGAATGGATTTTATGTAAATTCAAGTTTATTTATTGGTCTTTTAAATTTACCTACAGTTATGAGAGGTTCTCCATCCTTAACAACATCTGGGTCTTTTCAAACGGCTGGAACTGCTAGTATTAGCGTTGGTTCTTTTACACTTAATGATGTTGATTTTGATAATGTACATTCAATTCAATTTAGATGTACTGGCTCAGGAGCTACAGCAGGACAGGGAGCAAATTTTAGAAATGATGCTAGTAATACTGCTAAATTTATTCTATCTGCGGAGTTGTAATTATGATTATAGAAACGGTAAAAAAAGTGAATGATCAATTAGATAAAACAGTATTAATTGGTTATTATGTAACAAATTCACAAAATGATGAAGTTTCGTTTGTACCTAACTCATCAAATAATTCAGACTTTCAAGCAATTCAAGAATGGATAGCAGAGGGAAATACACCTGAAGCTGCTGACTAATTAACCTTTTCTTGCATTTGTCTTGTTATTATCCCACCCAAAATATACAAAGGCCCAAGAGTGGGAATAATTAAAAGCATTGATATAATTAAAGTGTGAGAAATCGCTTTCAGTATTGCCTCTTTAACCATGTTTGCTCGTATTTGTCAGATAGCTTCATTGTTGTCTCTTTTTCTAACCTTGTCAATGTTGGGAGGGTCATACTACGCTTACCGCTTTGTTACCAGTGAACAGTTCAAGGCAAGAGTTATGAATGAAGTTCTGGACAATGTGCAAGGCATTATGCCAAAAGTTTTAGATAGTGCTTTACCAGAAATGACAGGCCCGACAGTTCCAGAATACATACAGCCCAAAAAATAATGGAGATACCAGAAATAGGTATCAGACAAATAGATGTTCCAGAGGTCTATATTCCTGAGATATACAAGCCTGACCCTGTATTGCCTGTAATAACAAATCTTGAAATAGATGTTGTAGGTTGTACTTATCAGCACAGAGATATTAAAAACACTGGTAATACACAGCTTTTGCTTGATGACCCAAACGGAGTTTTTCTGACCTGTGGTGAATCTTTGTTTCCTAGTTTTTATCCTATTGACTACAGACCAGATCAGTTGGTAATTACTGAAGATTTACCAATAACAAATGATGTCCCACCCATGCCAGAGTCAGATATTCCAGAGACAAAAACACCAGAAAAGAAAAAAGAAGAGCTTGTAATCCCAGAGTGTCCAAGTAGAAAAGATCAAAAAGTAGGAGATTACAGAAATGCAAAACGCATTGAAAGAGTAATAGGACATAAGTTATCCTCAGACAAAACAG